TTCACTCATTGCTGTACGTATGCTTGGGGTGGTAGTCTGCCAACATATTCGTCAAGGATCATTAGTTCCTCAAGTTTGATATCTTGTCCGTTTTGTTTCCAGTAATTCTCTAGTCCTTCTTGACTATCTTTATGAAAGATATCAATGTGCTCTTCATGGATGGCAGAACCCATGTTGAGTTTATAGTTAAAGATCGGGACAGCATATCCCTTGCCACTATCTAGGATCAAATCCTCAGACACCGCACGAGGTTTAATGTTCTGGTCAATCTTCCAGAAGTTACCACGTTGGTGTAACTTTAGCACCTTCTCTGCGTGATGTCTAGTGATAAGATAACAAGCAGCAGAGAAGTCATTGATAAACCTTAGGTGTAGTTTCAGATGAATACCCTGAGGATTGATGATCGTAAACTGACAGGTGTCAAAGTTGATTGGGAGTCTGTTGCGAACTTCAGTCCACTTAAATGCCCAATGCTTAGCAGTATTCAGGTCTACATCATCTTCCATGATCATGACCTCATCAAGGTCAGTCTCATTAACAAAATACTTAATTGCTTCCAGGTGAGTCAGAACACATCCAATCTCACCAGGATTCATATTATCAGGAACTCTGCCCTTCAGTCTGTCAGTGGCATCATCGCTGCCATCAATACCAGTGATGCGATGGTGGTTCTCAATCTGCCAGTAAGCAAGGTGCTCTTCCATGTACTTGCGGCGTTCTGGATATCGATCCAGGTTTAACCACAGGACAAGAGGAAAGTTCTTAAGCTTCGGTGCTGCTTTGTTCTTGTCCATTATCAAGTGCTTGCTGTCTTCTAACTTTGGCGTACTCAACGTTGTCATAGTATTCAGAAAGTTTGCCCTTAGACATCGCTCTCAGTCTTTCCCAAAGAGCTCTGTTTTCCTCAATGTGTGGATTGGTGAACCAAGAGTTGGAGGTTCTAGTATGCTCTAGGTGCATGATGTCTGCATTATATCGGATGACATTAGACAGGGAATTAAACCTCATGTAACGCTCATCATCTTCATATCCATAGGAGACGAAGTTCTCATTCTCCATACCGAGGCGGATGTATTCTTCACGGTCAAAGAACTGACAGAATCCATACTTGGCATCCCACTTTCTACACTGACCTTCGAAGGCGTCGTAGTCAAAGTTTGAGTTGATGAAGGCACTTACGCTCTCATCTGTAGGAGTACACTGAACTTGATATTCGCCAAACCCATAAGGATATACACACTTGACAGGTTCTGGTTTGCCACCTTCTTCAGGAACATATCCGTTCAGAATAAAATCAACTGCCTTAATATAACTCAGTTGAGGTAGAAGAATATCACTGTCATAGTTTACAACCACCGGAGTTCTAGCGGCGATTGCCATATCATTGAGCAATCGAGTGCGATGGAATGTATAATCATCACTCTTCTCAAAGATGTGTGTGATCATGCTCATCTCTGCTGGGAGAAGAGCTTGCTCTAGTTGTGGAATAACAGCACTCTTAAAGATCGATTCTTGATCAAGTTCGTAGACAATAATATTTGTCTTAAAGTTCCTACAAAGATAGATCAATACGGTAATGATATTACGCATACGATCAGCAGACTCGATCCTCAAAGGGATCATAAACGTTGCCTGCTCTAGACCATAGCGTACAATTTCTTTTTGTTGTAGCATCAGATCACCTCCCAGTTGTCACAGTATAGATCAGAAGTATCGTGTGCCGCAGTATAACCTGTACCAAACCACTTGCTAGGAGCGATGATTCTCTTGTCAGGGTTCTCACTCAACCAGGATCCCCACCAGGAGAAGGATGAGTTAGCGATGATGAAGTCACTACAGAGTGACATCATACAAAGGTCAGCAAGGTTGTCTCCGCCTTCGGAAACAAGGAAACGATCGTCGTCGAACTGATCATTACACCAAGCAGGATCGTCGCTAAAAATAATAACGTTACGGTCAGAATCAAATTTGTCCAACGCGGCGTCATAGTATTCCTTGGAACACGGTGGGTGGTTATCAGAGTTCACCAAATAATCACCACGACGGACGTGTAGAGCAATAGGTTTCTCTACCGTTGCGACCATCTGCTTACAAGGATCGAGAATGTTATTCTTAAACTGGAAGTCCTCACGGATTTCCTTCTCGATATGCTCAAAGTATTTTGTTGACTGTAGATAGGCGTATACATTATGCCCATCAGGCATGTTGTCAAACAAGTTCTGGTCAAACTTAAAACTTGCTTCCTGAACATACGGTCCAGGACAGGTAGCAATGTTCGTTAGACCTGTAAGTTTGAATGCCTCGAACAACTGGTGGTCTGTCCACTCATCCTTAAAGTCACTAGCAGGGATACAGAATTCGTATCCATGTTTTGCTGCGATGCCACGAAGTCCGGCGTACTGGAACATCTGGTTACCCAGACGACCATGCCGCCCTAGATGATTAAATCCAATCACTTATGCTTCTCCTTCAAATAATCAATTTCAGTAGGGATGAGATGCTCGTATGTTCTTTGAGTTTGGTTTTGGTGCTCTCTATTAGAGATATGATAGTCGGTTAAGACTGCGGGATCTCCGTGATATTTATAGAGTCTATAGTACATATCACAATCCATAAGCATCGTCAACTTCTCATCAAAGTATTCGTCAATGCCATTCCTCATCGCCAGGATAGAAGGAGAACTCAAAGTGTTTACACCTTCTAGCAGTCTGTCGTTATACTCAGGAATCTTTGGATTGTAATGCGAATGACCGTCGTCAATGGTGTGAGCAAAACCAGTCACTGCCCAGTCTACCCCATCGACAAATGCTTTGTCAAGTTCTTCTACCAGATTTTTTGTCAGGATAAAGTCATCCTGAAACATGACCTTCAGAATTTCTCCGTCAGCATGACGTAACGCACAATTAGTATTGGCACTGATCTGCCCACGCTTGTCTTCATTTTTGACATAGTTGATCTCAAACTCGTTAGCATACTCTTTACAGGCTTCAAGAACGACATCGGTTTTACTGTGGTCGGAGATCCAAACGTTAAAGTCTTTGTTCGTTTGGTGGGACAAAGCATAAAAAATATCGAAGAGGTAGCGTTGTGCTTTCCCCTTCGATTCATAAGTCGGTATACAAAAACTGACTCTCATCACGTATGTAGAATAGCGTTTTCCTTGATATCAGCAAGGATAGTTTTGGTCAGACGAGGAACAACATCGTTCTCACTATGGAATTGCTTTGCCTTCTCATAGTTTTCTTCGATGGCATCCTTCCTCTTGTGATAGGAATCTTCGTTGATGTTAGTTAGAATCCTCTTCAGGTCCTTGACATCATCGAATGTAATGACTCCATCCATATTAAACCAATCACCAAGATTAGGACAACCGTAGTAGATAGGAATAGTTTTGCTTGCGAAGCAGTCGATAACTTTTTCAGTGAAATAATTTTTCTGCTGCGAGTTTTCTACTGCGATGTGGAACATCGCCTTGTCAAAGAAGTCGTTCCTAGTCTCATGGAACGGTGGTGACATGTGCTGATAGACAGTCAAACCATTAGCATCATCAATGTCAACCAGGAAGTCAAAGATTTCTAGTCGCAGTTTGTGTCCAGGAGTTTGGATTTTACTGCTGGTTACAAACGTGATAGATGGTTTCTTATCGATCTTTAGATTCTCGAAGTCCAACCAGGATGCTCCCCATGGGAACAGTTCTGCTGATGGATACTTGTCTAGAACAGACTGTGTGAATGTATAGATTCTGTTGAAACTATGTGAGTTTGCTAGAGCACCTTCGTTGATAGTCGGTGCTACAGCGTATGGTTCTGCTAGGAACAGGATACGATAGTCTGCGTCTTTGTCATAAGAAAGATTGTCAATAGAGATACTGACTTTCTTATTACCAACTTCTAGTCCTTCGTCACCCCATGGATTCCACCACAGTTGGAACACTTTTGCTTTCATCGTATTTCTTGAAAATGATAATGGAAACCAAAGGTTTCTTTCTCGCTGTCCGGGAGTGTTGCCTCCCTGGCAAACTTACTAGCAACATTTACAGGAGCAAACTTACATCCGTTTGCCTCAAAAATATGTCTATTATGAACACAAATGTTGCCGTCCTCATTATATAGACCAGCATTCATATGCTTGTAGAAGTCACCAACATTGACCTCCCAAGGGATCTCGACATGGGCAGGTAGGTCTAGTAACTTCTTACTTCTTAAGGAGAAACCACCGTTGCCGACCCGCTGGTTTTTTCCCCAGGGATCCAGATAGGCGTTGGGATCATCCCGCCATGGTGCTCCAATGTAGTCATAGTCCAACCAACTGCTGTCCCACAGATGAGGACGAATAACATAACCATCTGGGTGGATAAGGAGAAGGTGGGAAGTCTCACAATGCTGTGCTAGATTGTAGATACAATAGAAATTAAAATCATTGATAGACTGAATGGGATAAGTCTTCTCATAGGTAACCTGAGGATCCAATCCCTCAGGTTTTCCATGACTGCCAAGGAACTTAGCAGCACCCCACTCAATCTCTTCACATGATTTGTTGATCGCGTATACCGCGTCAGGGATATCGATGTCTGCCAGGATAAGCAGTGTTACATCAGGAATCTTTAGCACGTTTCACTGCTCGGTTGAATACAGAAAATAGATCAAGCAAATTCATATCAATGTTTTGTGCTTCATCATATAGATGCTGATTGTTAGTCAGCAATGTCTTGGTAACCTTACCAAAATCATCTACCCACAGAACAGGATAATCCTTATAAAGTTCCTGTAGGTAGTCTGACTTTTTCATAATGGGAACACGCTTTAAGTATAGCACTTCCCAGTTACGATGACAATCCACACCGTTACCTTGTGGACAGATCATAAACTTATGCTCTAGGATCTTCTGACAATACACATCATAAGAAGCACGTTCGCCAACCGTAGCAAACTTTTTCTTAGAGAAGATCTCACGAATGTTACCACGCTCACTTAGATTAGTATGCTCGGCGTGGTTGATGTACAGGAGCTTCTTTGGTTTTACCTCCTTCTCCATGAAGGTCTTGAGTATTCCGATTCGATTGTCACTGGGATGTATGATTCGCTGTACTCCGTATGGGAAGGGGTAAACCTTACCACCAAATCCGACAGCATTTGTTCCATAGATCGCAGCAACGTTCTTAGGAATTTTGTCATGGATATCCTCCGTGATGGGTGTGTCTTCTAGATTCGTAAAGATAATAAACTTTGTATCAGGAATAGATCCACAGAGTTTAAGTAGATCATTGGTCTCCATGAGACCGTCAACCCACTTCTTATCGTCTTCGTTAGAAGTATAAACGTCGCGGTTGTAAAGTCGAATATTGTCGATGAACAATGTCATCCACTCTTTAGTCTTCGCTAGTTCTACAAAGTCTTCGTTGTCAGTAGATGCTTGTGACATGAAGGCACCAGGCACTCTACCGATACATCCAGATTGGTCACCAAATGAGTAGTCGCACTTGTTAGATACTGCTACTCCTTCAATTACATTCATCCTCTAATAAACCTCGCCAACTTTTCTTGGTTGTTTACAATATAATCAGGGAACGACTCGTCGATTGGGACTGTCGTTGGTTTATATAGGTAGTCCCTGCCATACGGGTCTACACCCTGTGCTATACGGTCCTCCATGGTGTCTCGGAACTGCTGGAGGTTGTTCTCCTGGTGCTCATAAGCATCCATCTTGGAGCGTACCATGTCGGCATCACCGAAGAAACTCCAGTGCCAGGCAGCGTTGTCGATCTTCCATGCCTCAGCATGTGACTCACGCAGGAAGTCAATACTCATGGTCTTAAGTTTACCCATCGTGGCAACCCTAGGACCCATCCAGTTGTCCTCACAGAACAGGTTCAGGTAATAATAGAACACAGGACCACGGAGAACATAATGGTTCTTAGGATCAAACCACTCACTCAGTGCCTTGATTGCCTCGGGGTTAGCAATCTCATCAGCATCACTACTGATAATGATGTCATCATCCTTAGCAATGTCTAGCAGACCATAGATGGCATTGTCCTTGTGGAAGCAGGCACGCTGATAGTGTAGTGGAAGTTTGTGAATACCATAGTCAACCATATTTCTATGGTAAGGAACACCAGACCAGTATTCTTTTAGATCATCATTGTCGTCTACCGTAACATGATGAATAATCTTATCTTCCCACTTCTTAAAACGCTCACGGTTCTCGAAGTAGTAAAGTGGTTTCTCCTTACCAGTAAAGGTAATCGTTGCTTCATTGATAACAAAATAATCTAC